TCGGGTATGTCGGGTACTGTCATCTCGGGACAGCTCGGGTTTGGTCTAAGTCTTTGAAAGAGTGCGAAACACAATGCCAGGAGTTTATCCGGCAGAGTCCAGGATACATGTGCCGCAAAGGTCTATTTATCTATGAGTTAAATAAAGGAAAACAATTTAAGAAAAGAGTAGACAAAATGTAGACAATAGCTTATACTTATCTTATCTTTTAAACAAAACCAATAGGAGGTTATTATGAAGATAGAAATAAACTTATATGATGAGAATGGAGAGATAGTCGTTGGCAAAGCCATAGAGACTGACTGTCAAAGTCTAATCATTAATGGTATGCACATCATCCAAGCAGGTGGAGTTCATGCTGAGATGAGGGAGTTAGCCCAAGAGCAACAACCTGACAATGTTGTGCCATTAGAACTTAATTAACAAATAGTCGGAGGATTAAGGGAGCCATTGTGCTCCCTTTTTTTATGTTCGGAGTCCCAGCAGGACACAATAATCGGTCGGTATCGGCTGAAGGATTAGTGGGGGGACACAAAAAGTGCAGGGCAATAGTATACACACACAAGGTTAATAACAAACACACTCAAAACATATATTTAACACAATGCTAGTAATTTTTAGCAAAATTCTGATACAATCGGATTTTAACTACAGGACTGTACATGGACGAAGATATGATGGGTATGCAGGTAGACCCAGTTATGATGCCTGACCAAATGAGTGGTATGCAACCACAACCAATGATGCAAGGGACTCCTGCCCCCCAAGAATTACCTGGTGAATTACAACAAGAGATGGATCAAATTTCTGGTTCAGACCAAGAAGAGGCTAAACAAGCCCTCACACAAATTATTAAAATTTTACAACAAATGGTAAATCAAGGTGCTTCTGAAGAAGAAATTGAAGCTTTCTTAGAACAAGTAGGTATTACTATGGAAGAACTACAGATGGCTAGGGAGATGTTTGGTATATGAGTCGTATTGCCAGAGCACAAGAATTAGCTAAACAAGTTTTAGGTACAAACAGAAATGTTAGAAATCAACAAATTCTAGGTAGAAATATGCCACCTAGAATGCAAGGTATATCACAATCTGTTTTGGGACAACCTGGAGGTCTTACTTCAGCAGCTAGAGCTGTAGGCAGATCAGATGCAGCAGGTATGGGTGCTGGAGCATTGTTAGCTGGAGGTGGTGCTATGTTGCTTAGTCAAACGGATCCTAATGATCTAGGTAGGCAATTAGCACAAATAGATCAACCTTTTTATGAGCTTATTGGAAAAGTACAAGAATCAGCTAGTGATTTAGCACAAATACCACAGGTTTACTTTATGCAAGTTAAACAAGCCTATGATGACGAAATACAAAAACAACAAGAGTTACAAAATATAAAAGAGTTTGGTGATCCCATGGGTGCACCAGTAGAGGTTCCACCTAGCATAGAAGATCAAGCTATAAAACCAGTATCTGTATTTATGGCTGGAGGTGGTTCTGCTGATTTATCCGACAACGAACCTAGGATGCAAGAAAGAGATCAAGCTTTTAGTATTGAAGCAAGAATACAGAATCTTTTAAAATCTTACCAAATGTTTATAGATGATCAAGATTTTGATAGAGCCCAGCAAGTTGCAAACGAGATTAATATGCTAGACGTACAAAAAAGACAAGCACAAGCTCAAAACGTACCACAAGAAGACGACATATCTAGAATACTAGACTCTATATCCATCTAGCCAGTCATGGCTGCAAGAAAGGAAATACTTTCAGACTTAAGCTCCAAGATAGCTGATGGTAATATCCGTGAAGCTTACCGTACTTTTGAAGAACTACCTGTTGTAGACCAAATAGCCGTTAGTATTGCTCCAGGTGTAGGTGATGCACTTGCTGCTTATGAAATAGGTGAGTTCGGCTCTAGGGCTAAAACTAACATAGAAGACAAGGATTACCTTGGTGCAGCAGGCAATGTAGGCCTATCTGCTCTGTCTGGTATAAGTTTAATACCATTATTTCGATTTCTTAGAGGTGCTAGAGGTGTAACAAAGTCTGCTACTAAATTAGCAGATGCTCCACCCCCTCAAAAACCCCCGACAAGGGAGCCAGCGCAACTAGCACCGCCTAAGATTACCGAAGAAGTAGAATTGCCTGAAGTATTGCCTTTTAATACTAAACCAGCAAAAGATTTAGCTTATAAAACTACACAAGACTACCTACCCTTACAATCTAAAGCTAGAAAGTTCTTACACGGACATTACAAAAAGATAGATCCAGAAATAAATGAATTAAGTCCACAAGATTGGATAAAAACATTAACCAACCCCAACAATGAAATACCACTTGGTGAGCTCAGAATACTGAATGTTTTAGACGAACTTAATGAAATACATCCTAAGTTTGCAAAAGAAGTAGCAAAAAAAGAAAATAACAAAATATCCAAACAAGGTCTAGATAGTTACATGCAGGATCAACAAATGGATGCCTTACAAGTTCGTAATGTACCTGCTGGACAACTACAAGATCCAGATACTTCTTTTGTAAATGATGCGGTAAAGAGATCACAAAGACAAAAAGCATATTTTGTTAGAGGGGCAGGCGAACAAAGAACACGAAAAATGCATTTAAGTAACTTAGAAATGGTAAATCCTAATGCCGATGATGTTTTGGATAATACTGCACAAACAATATCTGGTAATAAAGCTTATGTTATGGATGGTATTGGCACTAATAAACCTGTAGAAAGATTAAATAATGCTATTGGCGTAGATGATAGCAGACAGTTCCAAGAGATAGGAGAAGCATTGCAAGAGCTTGGTGTTAGTGAAAACGATACTTTTGTTGATATATTCAGAGTCCAATCAGACTTTGCTAAAGAGGTAGGTCGTAGTGATAACTTTATAAATCCTAAAACTCAAGCAGCTATTACTAAAAAATTACTACAATACAATAAACTTACTGAAGAACTTAACCCATTTTTAGCTACTAATCCTAGTAAAAGTGGTAACGCTAATTTAATAGCAAAAGTTTTGGAAGATGTTTATGAATTACCTGTACCTGGACTACAATTTAAGCTCAATCCAGAAGACATGCAAAAATATACTGGTCGACCTTTTACTGAATCTTTAGATAAAACTACTGAAGATATTTTTTATACCATGAAAGACGGTAAACAAACATACATTGATGTACCAAATAATCCTGAAGCTTTGTCTAAAGCTTACTTTGAAGACATATCAAAAAGCCCTGGGGGATTTGCTGATTTTAAAAATGGAGTAACAATACTTAAAAAAGCTGTCATACCAAAAGTAAATGACTTTGGTTCAGGTAAATACAAAATTGATCCTTATTTTGGCACAAGCACGACAAATGAAATGGTATTACCTGTAAGGGCAAATGTTTTAGAGGCATATAAGTCTGGTGCTGATGGAGTGCACATAGGAAATAGGCAAGCTATTAAAGAAGGTGCAAATCCTGATACTAAAGAAGGAAGACGTGTTTTAGAAAAATACGACAGAGGCGAAAAAGAAATACAAAAAATCCTAAATGAGCTTGGTTTAGGTAATAAAAAGAAAGAATTGACCACTCGTATTACAGGCACTAACACCGAATACGATGGTACTTATCTTAAATTTACTGACGATCTTAAGAAAGCTATTGAAGAACAAGGTATAGACGCATTTAAACTTGGTGGTGCTGTTGGTGAAGAACCCTCACAAAGAGAACAATTAAGAATAGTTCAATCTAAACAAGATGCAATAGAAAAAGAATTACAAGATATTTTAGGTTTTAGACTTTATGATAATTTATTTAAAGATAGTTTCTTAGATAACTTATATAAAGACTATGACGCTTCTAAAGATTTCAAAGAAAGCATTATTGATGATACCGAATCTAAACTACGTAAATCATTAAAAATTCCATACAAAGATGAAATAATAGACATATTGCAATCAGACAATCCAAAAGAAAATCTTGAACAACGTCTTGATGTTTTTGGAACAAAGCAAATAGATCGTGCTTTACAAGGTTTAAATTTACCAATAGATATTAAAAAAACACAAGAAGGAATAGAGTTTGATAAAGATATATACGCTGGCGACAAATTTAATGTAGATTTTGCTGGATACAAACCAGATGACGGTGATTTCCGTGGTGATATAGATTTTAGATATAAAGATAGAGGGCGTTTTGGTAATATTGATATACAAAGCACTTTAGATGAATTAGGTGATGTTGATACTCGTGCTAGATACAATTACAGAAAAGGTCCTTTTAGTGTTAGAGCTGATAAAAAACCTGGACGTGATGTAAAAGGTGATATAAGTTATACACTTAGAGATGTAAATGTTGGAAAATATCAAACAGTAGGTTTAAAAGCCATAGTAGATCAATTAAAAAGAGCTAGATTAAATCTAGATTATATGTATCAAAACCCATCCACTGGTGGTTTTTTAGATGCAAATTTAGGTTTGTCTAATAGGGGCGGTCCAGAATTAAATATTGGATTTGGTAGAGAATTTTGAACCTAGCCCATTTATCCGATCATGAAATAAAAGAAACCTTAGTTCTTAAAGAACGCCTTGAGTTATTAAAGAATCAAAAGCAATGCCAAGATAGTTTTCTAAAGTACGTTGAATATATGTGGCCTGAGTTTATTTGTGGTAGACACCATAAAATCTTTGCTCAAAAGCTAGAAGACGTAGCCAACGGCAAGATAAACCGACTCATTGTTAATATGCCACCCAGACATACCAAGTCTGAGTTCTGTTCTACCTATTTTCCTGCTTGGATCATGGGCAAACAACCCAAGCGTAAAATTATGCAGACAACTCATACAGGCGAACTTGCTGTGCGATTCGGTCGTAAAGTTAGAAACATGATGGATACTGACGAATACAAGAGGATATTTGATGAGGTAGAGCTCAAAGCTGATTCTAAGTCTGCTGGTCGTTGGGAGACTGACAAAGGTGGTGAATACTTCGCTGCTGGTGTCGGAGGTGCTATTACAGGTCGTGGTGCGGATCTATTGATAATTGATGATCCACATTCAGAACAAGATGCTCTTAGTCCTAGTGCTTTGGAATCCTGTTGGGAATGGTATACCTCTGGACCTAGACAGCGTTTACAACCAGGAGGAGCCATTATATTGGTTATGACTAGGTGGAGTTCTATAGATCTAACTGCAAAGTTATTAGATGCACAGAAAGAATCCGCTGCTGACCAATGGGAAATAGTAGAGTTCCCTGCTATCTTCCCAGATACCAACAATGCTTTATGGCCTGAGTTCTGGGAAATATCTGAGCTAGAAAAGGTCAAAGCTTCACTGCCAGTACAAAAATGGAATGCACAGTGGATGCAGACTCCAACCTCAGAAGAAGGCTCTATTGTAAAACGTGAATGGTGGAATATATGGGAAGGCGACTCACTGCCACCTGTAAGTTATATTATACAAAGCTACGATACTGCTTTTTCTAAAAAAGAGAACGCTGACTACTCAGCTATATCTACTTGGGGTATTTTTAGACCTACGCCTGATTCACCCGATTGTATTATTCTGCTTGATGCACAAAAAGGTCGTTGGGACTTCCCAGAGCTTAAACGCATAGCTTATAACGAATATAAATACTGGGAGCCTGATATGACATTGATTGAAGCTAAAGCTTCTGGTACGCCACTTACACACGAACTTAGAAGGCTAGGCATACCTGTTGTCAACTACTCTCCGACTAGAGGACACGATAAATCAACAAGGATGCACTCGGTTGCTCCTATCTTTGAATCTGAGTTAGTCTATGCACCTGAAAAGAAATTTGCAGAAGAAATGATAGAAGAATGTGCAGCTTTTCCTTTTGGTAAAAATGACGATTTGTGTGATACTATGACTCAAGCCCTAATGAGATTTAGAGAGGGCGGTTTAGTTTCTCTTGACGATGATTACTCAGATCAAGAAAAAGCACCAGTTAGAAGGGTATATTACTAATGGCTATAGAAAAAGATATTAATCCAACAGTTCTCAACGAAGAAAATCAAATGTCTCTCGGTGATGAGGGAATGGAAGTAGCACTAGCTGCGATTGAAGAAGCTGGCATGGAAGACTTTGTTATGCAGGATGATGGCAGTGCAATACTTGAATCAAGTATGCAAGGTGCTCCTATAGATACTGGGTTTAATGAAAACCTAGCTGAGTCTTTAGACAATAGTGATTTAGGTAGAATTGCTAACGAACTTATAGACGGCATTGAAAAAGACAAATCCTCTCGTGAAGATTGGGAAAGAACTTATACCGATGGTCTTAAATACCTAGGCATGAAGTTTGACGATGAAAGATCCGAACCTTTTGAAGGTGCTTCTGGAGTCATACATCCATTATTGGGTGAAGCAGTAACAACCTTCCAAGCCCAAGCATACAAAGAATTATTACCCTCTGGTGGACCCGTTAAAACACAAGTTGTAGGTGCATACGATAGTGGTGTAGAAGAACAAGCACAAAGAGTCAAAGACTTTATGAACTATCAGATTACTCATGTTATGGAGGAGTTTGATGAGGAGCTAGACCAAATGTTGTTCTATCTTCCTTTAGCAGGTTCTGCGTTTAAAAAGGTTTACTACGATGAAACTTTAGGTAGAGCTGTATCTAAGTTTGTAGCTCCTGAAGATTTAATCGTGCCTTACTACACAACCGATTTAGAGTCCTGTCCTAGGATTACTAATGTAGTCAAGATGCCAGAGAATGAAGTTAGAAAACTCCAAGCTCTTGGTTTTTACCGTAAGGTAGATATAGACTTTGGCGATGACGCTACAACATCATCTGATGTAAAAGAAGAGATAGATAAGTTATCAGGCATGGAGCCTAGCTATGATGATGGTGAAGTATCAGTTCTTTATGAAGTGCATTGTAATTTAGAATTAAATGGCTTTGAGGACATGGATGAGTCTGGTGAAATGACAGGAGTGAAGCTTCCTTACATAGTAACTATTGATGCTAATTCTACAGAAATACTATCTATTCGTAGAAACTTTAATGAAGAAGATCCTTTAAAAAACAAAATACAATACTTTGTACACTTTAAGTTTCTTCCTGGTTTAGGATTCTATGGGTTTGGTTTAACACACATGATAGGTGGTTTATCCAAAGCCTCTACTTCAATATTAAGACAGCTTATTGATGCTGGTACCCTAGCTAATTTACCTGCTGGTTTTAAAACTCGTGGTATAAGAATTAGAGATGAAGATACCCCAATCCAACCTGGTGAGTTTAGAGATGTAGATGCTCCAGGTGGATCATTGAGAGAATCTATCCAACCGTTACCCTTTAAAGAACCTAGTGGTACTTTATTAAACCTATTAGGTATTCTAGTAGATGGTGGTAAAAAGTTTGCATCTATTGCTGAAATAAATACAGGGAAAGGTAATCCTAACGCACCTGTAGGAACTACACTTGCACTACTAGAAAGATCTACTAAAGTTCTATCAGCCATACATAAAAGATTACACAATTCACAGAAAAAAGAATTTAAGTTATTAGCTCAAGTATTTAAAGAATACCTACCTCCTGAATATCCTTACGCTATTGCAGGTGGTAATGCACAAATTAAATTACAAGACTTTGATGAAAGAATAGATATATTCCCAATCAGTAATCCTGATATATTTAGTCAATCCCAAAGAATAGCTATGGCACAAGAGATGATGGCATTAGTTCAATCTAATCCAGAAGTCCATGGACCTAATGGTACTTACGAGGCATACAAAAGAATGTACTCAGCTATAGGTGTAGATAATATAGAAAAAATACTAACACCTCCGCCACCAACAAATCCTAGTCCACTAGAAGCAGGTTTTGAAAATAACAAGTTATTACTAGGACAACAAGCTCAAGCCTTTGGTCAACAGAACCATGATGCTCATATTGCAACGCACATGGCTGTACTCCAAACACCACCGGTTCA